TCCTGGTACTGTTTCTTGTACTAAAATTGGTGTTAATTCTCCTATTGTTGCTGAGAATTTTCTGTCGTGTGACAGGTCAAATGTGTTTGATGATGGTTTTTTTACTGATACTTGATTAAATATACTCATAGTTTTTTATTTTAATGGTTCTGGTTTAGGTAGTTCTAGTTGTAATAATTTTGCAAGTGTTGGCATACTGGCTAAAGCCATTCTAAATATTGTGGAACCTATTGTTCCTGTTGGATTAATATTTAAGTCTGCTAGTTCTGCTTGAAATTCTGCTACCTTTCTTAAAGCTGTTGCTTTTTTTGTGTTTTCTTTTATTGTTGTTAATTCTTCTGCTGCTCTTTCTGCTGCTGTTGCGACAAAAGGGGCAAGGTTAGAATTGTTTAAATATTGTTGAATGTTTCCTAATGACATTTTTGTAAGTTCTACTCTCGCCATTGGCTCAAGATATCTTTTATCGACATTGAGTTTTTCCATTTCACGTAATGTATTTACGTTTGTGTTTTCTACTTGTGCTTGTGTTTGATATGCTGCAAGTGCATTATTTGCGGCTCCGCCTAAGTCCATAGAGTAGGGTGCTGCTTTTGATGGTGCAACTGCACCTGCCTGCCCGGTCGCCCCACTTACGGATTGACCGTAAATGAGGTTTGGGTTTAGCCCTGCTTTTTTGAGTCTGGACATTTGTTGTGCTGGGTCATTGTATTCGTTTTGCATACGCCAAAATTTAATATTGGCTTTGTCAGCCCTTTTTTGACGTTTTTTTGACCCAATGTTTCCAATAAGTGAACCTAATACTGATGCGCCTCCGGCGATTGCTGCTGCTGGAATTGGCATTATACTTTAGTTAATTTTGGTTTATTTGTGTTTTGTGGTAATTTATGAGGAAAGGTTTCCTTGTGGTCTTTTAACTCATATGTTGTTCTACGTAATGTTTCTCTTACGCCTTCGACTAAATCTTCAAAGTTGATTAATCTTAATTGGAGTAAATCCAATTGTTGGTGACATGCTACGCAGTGGTTTAGAATTATTTTGTTTAATAATTCCTGTTGTTTTTTCTCTTGTTCTGTTTTGAAATTTGTTGTTTGTGACATAAGTGTTTAATTTATGTCCCATAATTTATACTATGTTTAACAGGTTACGTAACCTGATAGTTTATGGGACTGGTTTTACATTGATTTAATGTAAATATAGTTTTTTTTTTTTAATTGCCAAACTTTTTATCGTTTAGTTTTGTTGTGCGTTAGTCGTTCCTCCCTCCTACTGTCGTAACTAACTGATTTTTAGTGTTGTGTCAATTAGCATTAATATATCAAGTAAGTATTAATGCTTTTGCGCTTCGCTTTTTTCCATAAAAAAAACCTTAGTTAACTAAGGTTTCGTTTTTATCGGAAGTTTGTAAATCTTGTTTTTCTTTAAGATTTTGTTTTGCGGCGTCTGCCGCTTTTTTCTCATCTTTAATGAGTTTGTTTATGGATTTGTTTTTATCCATAAGTTCCTGTTTGTATTGTAACATATCTGTTATATCGTCGAATCGAGGAATTTCGGTATCGAAATATTCTCCTTTGCGTTCGTTTGTAGTAAGAGGTAAACCTCTTGAGTGTCTATCGAGTAAATCTCGAATTGACATTGTCATGTCTGGTTGTGTATGAATTGTTTGGTCCATAATTTTTCCTTTGTTAACATAACCTTCAGTAAATTGTTTTTTAAGTTTCATAATTTTACGCGTTTTAGTTTTAATTGTTTTTCGTTTTGATATATAAGCATTTTTTTTGCTTCTAATTGTAATCGTGCTTCTTCGGTAGTTTGGATATCAAACTTGTGAGCGTTGATTTTTTGGTACTCATCGTTAATGAGTTTAAGTTCTTTTTTAGTAAAGATTTTTTGTTTATAATATCTTGGCATAGAAAGTATATGGCCATCTTCGTGTATAATACACGCAACTTGTCTTTTTTTGTAGTATTCAATCATTTTAGGTGTTAAATAGTTCATACCCATTTTTTTCGACATAAGTGAGAATTCCTTAAGTCTGTCGTCGTGGACGCTGCTTCTTTCGAAGGTGCCTTTGTTAATATATCCCACGACGTAGTTAATTGTAAGTGCGTTGGAATGGGTGAGCATGGTATGTCCATGTCCCCATATTGTGTCCAGTTTTTCTGGTTTTTTTAGAAAACTGTGTGGTAAATTGAATACGATTGCGTGATAATGTGGGCGTTTAGTTTTTGTACCGTATTCGCCACAAGCGTAATATTTTAGCTTGTTATTTGTTGTTTTACGTAAACGTTTGAAAAAGTCCTGAAAGTCTTTTTTGACTAGGGTAGGGAAGCCATTGTCTGAAATTGGTTCTTCTGCATATGTTAGCGTTAAAAACGCCGCAGATGAGCTTATTTTAGCTTCTTGATTGATTCTGAACGACCAGTGTCCTGTTCGTCTTTTAAGGCATGCTACACACTTTGAACACGGCACAGTGACGAAAAGATTCTGATTGTTTATATCTTTTGTTTTGTTCCTGACCGTGATTGGTGTGATACATTGCATATTAGAGTCTTATTCCACCCCTTGAAATCCTAAAGGAGTTATACTTTTTACTTTTACGTTTTTGTTTTGCTATGGATTTTTTAAATCCGTATGATTTTTTTCCTTTTCTTCTTCTTCTCATTGTTAAATTGTTGGTACACCGAAGTATGGCATCGGTCTTCTTGCCTTGATGTTGTTGTGTAAATACACATATAATTTTTCTTGGTCTGATACTGCAAATACTCTGTCTGTTTCAGCTGCATCGCATTCAATGAAATCTTCGTTTAAATTTGGTCTGCTAGCAAATATTCTGCCCATATGCCAGAAATCTAATGATGTACGCATTTCGCCGTGAACTGTAGAAGGAATGTATTTGTATTCTGCGTATCTTGGTGTATAACCAAATACGTCGTCATTTAAGTTATCTGATACATCGTGATATAATTCTTGATTGTAAATTGGTTGTTCGCCTATGTTAGCGAATGATGGCCAGAAGTAGTCAAATTTATCAAATTTGCTGAATACTTTTGGTAAACCTTGTTGATAAGCTGATTTTGGCATTACGGACATTATTCCTATAATAAATCCGTGTTCTTCGCACATGTAAGATACATTGTTTGATTGGCCTACAGATACTCCGTGTCCGGCCATATTACCTTGCGGTGTTGGATCGGTGGATGCTACCCCAGATTCGGAATTTTGTAAAACCTCACTTATAGTAACTGGAGTAGATGAACCACCTAAGAATTCAGGTCTTTGTAATCTTGAGTCTGATGATTTTACGCCGAAATGTGATTGTATAATTTCTATATATCTTGAACCGCCTCTTGCGTTTCTTTCGAGCCATTCTTGTAATCTAAATGCTCGTCTTAGTTCGTTTATTGATGCTGCTGCTGCTGTTGATAAGTCTGCTTCTAGTTGTCCATTAGGGTCTAATACTCCTTGGTTACCAGAACCGTTTGGTGCAAATTGTCCAGCATTTCCAGCAAATAATGCTTGATTAGCGGTAGAAGCACCAGATAAATTTGTGACTAACATAGGTTGTACTGGAGAATCGATTAATGATACTGGTGCAGTAGTGCCTAAAGGTATAGTTGCTTCTGGGCCTTTTTGTGTCCAAGGTAGGGCAGAAGTGAAATAGTCATGTTGCCATGCTCTTTTTTGTATAAAGTTGTATTTATCTAGTTGGTCTAAATCTCCTGTTGTTGCTTTGTCCTCTATTGGTGTTACAAGATTTTGGTCTCTATAATAATCGTTATATATTTTGTTGTAAGCATTAAATGGCAGAGCATTTAATTTCGTGCCGTTGATAACTCCGTTTGGTACTCCTAAGTAATCAGCTAATGAACCTGATTTAATAAGATAATCTCCGCCTGATGTTGGTGGTGTTAATGTTGGAAATGTTGGGTTTGCGTAACCGTCTTCTCCTCCTGAAATGAAGTCTTCCCATTTGTCCCATAATATTCTGTTTGGTACAAAGAAGAAATGTGTGTAAACTGAAGCTTTGTGCATTATTGGTGCTACCATAGGTGCAAATCTTAGCATTTGAGAACTGTTGATTGTGAATTTGTCTCCTGGTACTGTTTCTTGTACTAAAATTGGTGTTAATTCTCCTATTGTTGCTGAGAATTTTCTGTCGTGTGACAGGTCAAATGTGTTTGATGATGGTTTTTTTACTGATACTTGGTTAAATATACTCATAGTTTTTTATTTTAATGGTTCTGGTTTAGGTAGTTCTAGTTGTAATAATTTTGCAAGTGTTGGCATACTGGCTAAAGCCATTCTAAATATTGTGGAACCTA